TTATCAACGTGCATTCGGACTTGTAACAAAAAGGAAGCAAAAACTACAATACAACAGAGCATGAAATTAAACTTTAGCATAGCAGCTAACGCGAAAGGCATCACGCTGAATCAATATATCGACTACCAAAATGCAGTTGATAAGATTGAGCAGGTGCGTGTGATTACAGGCAAGAGCACCGAAAGCATTCGCCTGCTACAGGTTCATGTGATTGATGAAATCATTGAGCGATTTGAAGCAGCCATTCGCTTAAGCAGTGGTGAATTTGAACGCAAGGTGCGTATTGGATTGTATGAATTGGGCTTTGTTCCAGACCTTAGTTCAATGACGTTTGGCGAATACGTGGACTTAGATAGCGTGTGCGGTGACATATACAAAGATGGTGTGATCATGGGCGAAGCTGCACACAAAATGATGTGCATCCTATACCGACCTATCAAAGCGAAGTTTGGGAAGTATTATGATATTGAGCCATATGCTACCAATGACAAGCGCAAGTATGAAGATGCCATTGGCGAATTGACTTTAGATCATGTGTTGAATACGCTGCTTTTTTTTTCGAGTTTAGAAATCGAACTATACAACGATTCCCTCGTCTTTTTGGCAAAGGAGATAACGGAGATAGTGAAGGAGATGAAGGAACAGCAACCCCTGACGGATTAGGTGTGTACGGTTGGTTTCATATAATTGAAAGCTTAGCCGACAGGGATATAACGAAGTTTGATGCAGTAACGGAGCGAAGGTGTTATGAAGTGTTTACGCACTTAACGTATTTAGCAGATTACGTGTATGTGCAGAAAATGGAAATGAAAAAAAGGAATAGATGACAAGCTATAACTACAGCTATAATGTACTTATCAATAGATTGGAAGCTTTTGCTGCTGGTCACTTTTTGATTAAGCGTTTCACACATGGGCAAATTGACCTTGCAGATCAGTTGCAGGACGATCAATACCCATTCATGCACGTAACACCTGATACTATCACACCGATTCAGGGCGGTATGCAGTTTGGTTTCTTAGTCATGTTTGCTGATATACCACGCGACAAAGAATACAAGGCAGAATACCAGCGTGAAGTGATAAGCGATTGCATCCGATTAGGTCAAGACTTAATAGCTGAAGTACGCAATGGTTTGGAGTTATTCGGTTTCGATGTGCAGCTCGTAAACATTCCAACGTTTGAGCCTTTTATTGAAGAATATAAAAACACAGTAACCGGTATTGCTTTCACTTTGACACTTGAAGTCCCATGGGATTGGAGTGCGTGTGATATACCTGCAGTATGGAGCGTGGGCGGTTCATCAAGTGGTGGAAGCGGAACAGGTTACGGCTTGACACTACGCACGAATGGTGTAGATAACGCAGTACAAAACATCCTTGACTTAGTCGAAGGCACTAACATAACGCTCACAGATAACGGAGATGGTAGTGTTACGATAGATGCATCAGGTGGGGGTGGTGGTAGTGGAGAATATGTGAGCACAGAATGGAACGCAAACCACACTACAGCGCAAGGCAACCCATACCAAATAGGTGACCGCGTTTGGTACAATGGCAGCGTGTATCGATGCATTGCAAACAACGATGGAATTAATCCAACCAATCCTTCATACTGGACTTTAGTTGCTGTTGGTTATCGCTTGCGTCAAACGCCTGTTGATTGGAACGCAACAAGCGGTGATTATCAAATCCTGAACAAACCAACGATTCCTGCAGCACAGGTTAATTCGGATTGGGATGCAGTGAGCGGTGTTGCAGAAATCCTTAACAAGCCAACACTTGCCACAGTTGCTACTACAGGCGATTACAACGACTTAATCAATCAGCCAACTATACCAACAAATCTTGACGATTTAGCTGATGTAAACGCACCAACACCTTCGAACGGGCAAGTGCTAAGCTACAATAGCACATCAGGCGATTGGGAAGCTGTTACACCTGCTTCAGGTGGTTCAGTTACTTCGGTTGGTCTTACAATGCCTGCACCAACAAACGCTGCATTTAGTGTAAGTGGTTCACCGGTTACAACTTCAGGCACACTTGCGGTTGCAGCAAATGGCACAACTGATCAATACATCGATGGAACAGGTGCGCTTCGCACACTACCTTCCACAGGTGGTGGTGGTGGGCAAGTGTTGTATTTTAATGGTAACGTTTCGCAAGGTACTATAGGTGGCAATGATTACTACGAGTTAGGTACAGCAGCCAACACAGGACCAGCAGCTAACTTTACACGCGCGACAACAGGTGCGATTGCCCGGTTCATCACGGATGTAGGCGAACCAAACCACGTTCTCATTCCTTCAGGTGTATGGACTATCGATGTGTATTTAAGTGAAACAGGTGGTGGTTCAAATCATGCCCAAATACTTGCAAAGCTTTACACGTATAACGGCAGCACGTTCACATTAGTTGCTACTTCCACAATGGAAGAAATCACAAATGGGAATGTTCCTGATTTGTACACCTTTACTATTTCAGTTCCTAATACAGTCACAGCAGCAAGCGACCGGGTACACATTGAATTCGATATTCAAAACACGAATGGTAAGACTGTTACACTTTATACTGAAGATGGGCGCATAGGTGAAGTGCATACTACCTATGCAATAGGACTTTCTTCGCTCAATGGCTTAACTGAAAGCACGCAGAACTTTGCAACAGGCACAGCAGGTACTGACTTCGCAATCAGCAGCGCAGGAAGTACACATACATTCAACCTACCAACAGCAAGCGCATCAAATCGCGGTGCATTGAGCAGCACAGATTGGTCAACGTTTAATGGAAAAGCCGAACTTGCATCGCCTGCTTTTACAGGAACACCAACTGCTCCAACAGCTACTGCAGGAACTAATAATACTCAAATAGCCACCACAGCATTTGTTCAAAGTACAATCTCTGGAGGCGCGGCTGTTCCGGCTTACACGATGAAGGGTAACAACACAGGTGCTTCAGCAGTTGCAAGTGATCAAACATTTAGATTTCCGGGTAATCAATCCTTAGGTGCAAATCCTATTACAACAAATGTAGGTTTCTGGGGTGCTGGTAATTATCACTACAATTGGTTTCGAATAGGGAATATGGTTCATTATACCTTTCAGTTCATTGTAACCACTCCTATCGCTATCACTTTGGTAAACTGGGACCTGCCTACAGATATGCCAGCTCCATTAATTCCTTCAGGATTTAATGCAAATTCTGTGTGGCTAATAAGAAACTTTGTCACTATGGTAACAAGTACAACGGGCACAGTTCAAACAACGTTTTCAGGAGGCTTGCGTGTAAAAAATACGGTAGGTCCAACGTTTGATTTTTACTTTTCAGGAGTTTCAGGTTCATATAAAACTGTCACATTTAGTGGAACATATTTTACTTCTTAATTATGATTACAGCAATTCTTCCAACCCCATTGACTTACTTTAATACTACACTTACCAAACTTAAGTGGACAATGACCTACCCGGATAATGTGGCTTATTATCAACTAACGACTTCGGACGATTTGGTACTAAAGGACGGGCAATGTTTCATTGATGATGCAACTGTTCAAGCATGGGGAGCAGATGACTCGATTATTACCGATGCAATTATCAATATAGCCCCCTGGAATGTTTAATGGCAAGTGAGTTTGAGCAAATACTAAATGAATACGCAGAAACCGTAATCGAGCGTGCGCAATCAAACCTGCGTATCAAACGACGTGTGCGTGGTAAGATTGTCAATCGTGTTGCTTCGGGTAACTTGCTTCGCTCTTTGAATTACAAGCTGCGCATTCGCTACGGCAAACCCACCATTGACTTCACTGTGAAAGGCGATGCTGGCAAGTATGCAGACGTTATTGAATACGGGCGCAAACCTTATCCGGGTGATCCAACGAAACGCCCACCATACGAAGATATCATGAAGTGGATTCGAATGAAACCGCTTAAGCTTCGCAACAAACAGGGCGCATTCATTAAATCAACCGAGAGCGCAATTAAAAGTGCCGCTATTGCTATATCAAAAAGCATAGGCGCAAAAGGTATTCAAGGCATCAACTACTATCAGGAAGCAATAGACGATACATGGGATGAATACAAAGACAAGCTAATGGATGCTTATATCAAATCAGTCGAAAATAGAATACTCTTAAACAAAAGATAAATGGCATTAACAATCGTAGATGAACCCTTCAACTGGGTGGTGCGTGGTCAAAAGATTATGCTTATTGCATCGAGCACAGAAGTAGCGCAGCAAGGTTTTCGCTATGGCTTGAACATTACTGTTGATGCTAAAACGTACACGTTCTATTTGTCACCTGCTCCGGATAATAACATGTACTTTGATATTGCCCCACTTGTTGACGATTTGCGCAACCAGCAATATCATTTTGGAACAGATAATACCATTGACGATTTAAGCAAGTATTCGCTTAGCGCATCAATCACTGAATGGTGGTTGGTCAATGTACCCGGTCAAGGATTGGTCTTAACAGAGAATGAAGGCAGTGAAGTAACTATGAGTGGGCGAATTGTGATCAATGGTTACTATCAAGTATTCGATGGCTACAAGCCAAATCCTGAAATTGGTGTTGATGATATTAAGTATGTGCTGCAGGTTAGTTTTAACTATGGCATGAGTGACCGCAAGTATGGCACGCATTCATGGTATTTAGCACCAAGTTGGGGAGCAGGCAACCCAACAGCGCAAAACATCGTGTGGATTCCTTCATACGAAACGGACTATGGAACATTAAGCATACCGGGTAACGCAAACTACATGTTCAATAACCTTGTTGACAACGTGCGCATCAATTTAGTGAAGGCCAATGGAACAACGCTGACCGAAACGCTATCACTAAATGCTTACGATATTGAAGCTTTGCCTGTTTATCCTGCTAACCTAAATGACTGGACGGGTGCGTGGTCAATTAAACCAAATGAAAATGACAATCCCGGTTGGAGATATTACGAAGTATTTGCCCGAACAGGCGGCACGCAATCAAGTGTGAAATACCGCTTCTACAATGCAGCTTACTATGGACAGAAGGATTGCCACAATGATGTGATTCGTTTGGGATGGGTGAACAGTCGTGGTGGATGGGACTATTTCAACTTCATAAAGAAATCCGAAATGAACGATGAGATTGAGCGCAAGAAGTACCGAAAGGTTTTGTTCAATAGTACAACAAGTGTGTTCAGCAAAGATGATCGCGGATTGTTTGAACGTAGGAACTTAGTGCAACAAGTGTTGACCGTAACCAGCGACTACATTCAGGAAGGTGAATTCTTATTTCTTCGCTCATTGCTTGTGAGCAATCAAGTTGTATGGATTACACAGCGCAACGGTGAGAACATCGCGCTTCCTGTTAACTTAGACGATACTACTTACACCGAACGTAAGACACGTGACGGCAAGCTTTACAACCTATCTTTGAAAGTAAGAATGGCAAACGAATACTGGACTTAACATGAACGGAGAAGTACAACTAATAGTAACAAATGATTCTACTGTAAGAATTAACAGCATTAGCAATGATCCTACTTATGTAGGTATTACAGCGTTATCTCGTTTAATCGTAAACACTTCTCCTGATGTTACGGCTTTAAATACGGGCGATGTTTTAACTATTAAAAATGCAGCAGGACAAAGTGTTGTTAAAACACTGAATTCACCACCTGTATTGGATTCTCCTGTGCCCGGTCAAACGCGATTAAACTTTGTAGGCACTTGGGCGCAAGATTATTCAGCAGCAGCAGGTGGATATTTTATTTTGGGTGCAATTAGTGAATACTATTTAGACTTATACGAAAACGAAAGCATATCGCAGAACTGGAAGTTTCAAGACCTATCCAACTTCACAGCACAGGGCGCATTCAGTCGTGAGTTTAGATTGCCATTCAGCGAAACGAATAAGGAAGCATTAGGTGCATTATTTGACAACAACGTAGAGCAAGGTGCGGAGAACTATTTCTTCTACAAATTGCCTGCTGAAATTCGCGTAGATACCCTACCTATTGCAACAGGTTACTTGCGTGTGCGCAAAGTGTATAAGCAGATGGGCAAGCTTAACGAAGTTGAAGTTGCTTTCTATGCTGAAACACCTGACCTTGTTCGCACCATTGGTGAAAAGAAGCTAAGTGATATTGCTGCGCTTGCTGATTTAAATGAAGCGGTAACCTATGCAAATGTAACAACCGAAACAGCAGACCGCATTTGGGCGCTGTGTGATCGTGGGCAATTATGGAGTTATTTAGGAGAAGTAAATTCAAGACCATTAGATGATGCAACAAATCCAGTGCGTGGAATTGATTTAACACCTGCAGTTAGTTGGTGGTTTTTGCTGAGTAACATTATAACGGAAGCAGGTTTTAATCTTGTAGGTTCTTCGCTTCAAAATATATTAAGTGATTACTGGATGCCTTTTTGCAATCAAAGATTGCTATCAATGACGATTGAATCAAATCAGTATTTTTTTAAGGTATTTAGCAATACTTATACAACTATACCATCATCAAGTGGCTTTTCTAATTTTGTAATTCCATTAGCAAATGAATCATTTGATAATAATAACAACTATAATAACACAACTTATCAATATACTGCACCTGTTGATGGTGTTTATTATTTTAGAATAGTATTAACAATAACTGTTTCGGGATATCAAGGCAATTTTCAAGTGCTATGCGTAAAAGTTGGATGTTGTCAATATGTTCCAACTATTGCAATAAATAATAACCAACCATTAGGCACAAGAACAGTATTTGCTGAATATAGTGTACCATGCAGTGCTGGTGATATAATACAATTTCAAGCAAACAATGCATATCCACCAGCAAATGTTAGTACAATAGTTATTCAAAATACAAGTTATCTTGAATTATATCAAGTTGATGTAGATACACCAACCATAAGTTATCCATTGAACGCACCTGATATGCGTCAAATAGATTTTGTGAATGATGTGATTAAGATGCACAACTGCGCGATTGTGCCGAGTCGTATTGTGCCAAATCAAATTGCAATTATTCCACAAAATAATTACTTGGGCACAGGAGATATTGTAGACTGGACAAACAAAATTGACATATCAAAAGATATTTCAGTAAGTAGTACTGTTGATATACAAAAAGCAAAATTTCAATTTACCTATACCGCAGGAGAAGATTATTGGAGTAAACTTTATAAAGATGTTAATCGCGTATATGGAGATTATGAAGCCATTGGTTACACAATAAATCCATCGACTGCACCGAGCGACTTTGCAATAGGTGACCAAAAAATTCAATTAGTTACAAGGAGTACACCTGCTGGTTCTATACCCGGTACTATAAATCCAATACCATGTTTTTATAATGATTCTTTAGAATTCGTTGCACCCGGTCCACGCGCTTTATTTTATGCTGATGATATTAGTATATATTTATTTGATGAAGCAAATAATAATTCACCGATTACATCTGTACCTGTTTTAAATCATTACAGTAATACTTATCCAAATGTAGATGATTATGATTTGAACTGGGCACCTGAAGTACCACCACATAATGCTACAGTAACCGCTAACCCATATAATAACTTATTCAATCTGTATTGGCGCAATTACATGAATGAAATTTATTCGCCTGAAGGTAGGATAATGGAAGCATTCTTTGCGCTTGACTTGAAGGATATACTTACATTCTCATTTGCAGATAAGATTTGGATTCAGGACAGCTATTGGAGAATACTTGAAATAACCGATTACAAAGTAGGATATAACGAAAGTACAAAGGTTAAGCTTATCAAATTCCTTGATCAAATCAATGATTGTTCATCTACACCAGTAGGAACAACAGCAAATGGTGAAGTCAATTTTGAGAATAGCGAAGGTGATCCTGTAGAAGCGACTGAAGATTGCTGTTCACGTTATGGATATTTTTGGGATGAAATCAACGGTGTGTGCTGGGCATTCAACAATGGTGGTCAGTTTCGTGGTACACCTGTTTCAGGAAGACCAAATTTACTTGCACAATATGGCAATTTAGCTGATATTCAATTTGCACAAACAACGAGATCAGTAATACAAGGAGAAAATTTAAACATCAATCCAAGTAATTTAAACACATTAGTTGTTGGTCAAAATCTAACATTGAAAAATTGGTTTAATGGTAGTAATTTATTAGGAAAAAATGTAGAAGCTAATCTACCCGGTTTACACGTAGGCGGTGGGTATCGTGATGGCAATACACTTTCAACTTACTATGGTTGGGCGCAGTTTGGAATCTTTGTACTGCAAAGCTATCCAACCGTTACAACATCAGGTCAAATTGAAAATTTAGATATTGAAGGTATTGCAGGTGCGTATATTAACATGCCCGATGATACGCTGTGGAGTTGCTTTTGGAATGTAACAATCAAAGATGCAACAGGCGCAAGCGAAACATCCATTCATCACTTCACACTTGAAAAGATTGGTGGTCTTGCTATTGCCAGCGCAATCACTACACTTAACACAATAGGTGCGATAGGTACAAACGTGTTCACTTTTGGAATTGATACCACTACAAATACTGATGAGCATCGCATAAATGTTACCTTCACCGGTGGCACATATCCAGATGGATTTGTCATTACTTCATCACTACAATACCAACAAAACAAAACAACATAATGGATTCAATCAAAAACTCAATGCGCTACATCCAGCTTGGCATCGCAACAAAGAAGGAACACAACTACTCACTTCGCAAGTGGCAGCGTGTTCTATGGTTTGTAACGCTGTATGCATGGCGCACTATCTTGTTTTTTGGACTTATCTATTTACTATCTAAACTTATTTACTAATGGCTGAACCTATTGTACGGACCTTTGAGATTGACACCACGAAAAGTGAGCAGAACCTACGAAGTTTAGGTACTGCTTTCGATAGTGCGGATAACGCTGGCAAATCACTGAAGGCGCAACTGCGTGAATTACAAGCGCAGTTGGCGAACACTGATCCACAAACGCAAAAATATCGCGACCTTACAAAGGCAGCTGGTGAGCTAAAGGATAAGATTCAGGATGCAGCGCAAGCGGTAGGTACACAGGCAGGTGGAGCATTCGAAAAGGTTAGTGGTTCTTTAGGACTTGTTACATCACGCATTGCGAATCTTGACTTCGAAGGTGCGGCTGAAGGTGCGAAGTTGCTTGCACAAAATATCAGCGACATCAAGCCGGGTGATATTGCCAAAGGGATTCAAGGAATAGGTAGTGCATTCGCATCAGTCGGTAAGGCATTATTGACGAACCCGATATTTTTAGTAGGTGCTGCTATAGCAGCTGCTATTGTCTACGCTGAGGAATTGCTTTCGCTTATTGACGGTGTTACAGATGCAGAACAGGAAGCACTAAACGTTCAAAAAGAACGTGCGGCTACAGCCAAAGAGCAGTTTGATTTGATTGGTCAAACTGAACAAACGCTAAAGCGGCAGGGATTAACTGAAAAGCAGATAACCGATTTAAAACTTCAGCAATTAAATAGCGCAATACTTGAACAACAGGTTGTAGTTGAAACAAGTAAACAACAGGCGGAAGCACAGATAGCAGCGGCTGAACGAAATGCAAAGTATCTTCAAACCTTCCTTGACTTTGTCACATTTCCGCAGCGCAAGATTGCAGAATTCTTTGAAGGTTTTGTAAACGGTGCAATCGATATTCTCAATAAGTTAGGTTTAGGCATTGAGAAAATAAGCATCACACCAATCTTTGACCAAGTCAATGACTTTATTGTAAAAAGCATTTTTGATCCTGAAGAAGAACGTAAGAATCAGGAACAAATAGTTGCAGATGCAGAAAAGAATTTGAAGTTATTGATTAACCAACGTGATGGTTTGCTCAATGAACAAGATGCAAAAGAAAAGGCAAGACAAAAAGAATCGACTAAAACAGTTGCTAATGAAGAAAAGGCGAAGACCGATGTTATAACTGACGAACTTAAAAAGCGCGAACAAGCATATCAAACGTACTACGATAAACTTGCGGCTTTACAAGATGCGCAATTTGAAGCTACGTTAACGGACCAAGAAAAAGAAGGTCTTGCAATTACAAAAAAATATGAAGATTTATTTGCAGCGGCTGATGCAGCAGGAATATCTACTAATGAGTTGCAAAAGCAGTTGGCAGATGAATTATTTGCATTACAGCAAAAGGGTGTAGCAGATACTGAAGCAGCGGTTACTGAATCTACAACTACCACATTAGAAAAAATTCAGCAAGGTTTGGAATGGGCTGAAAAAGGATTGAATGCTGTAAATGCATTAGGTGATGCTGTATTTGCTAATCGCATGAGCAAGGTGAAGAAGGGAAGTAAAGAAGAAGAAGCATTAGCAAGAAAACAATTTAGATTTCAAAAGGCATTGCAGTTAGGAGCAGCTACCATAGATGCAGCTAAAGCAATCACATCCTCACTTGCATCTGCACCCGTTGCCATAGGACCTGTACCTAACCCTGCTGGTATTGCTTCACTTGCATTGGCTGTTACTACAGGTGCGGCATCGATTGCTAAAATTGCGGCAACAAAGTTCGAAGGTGGTGGTAGTGGTTCGCAGGATGTAAGCGTGCCATCGTTTGGTGGGGGTGGGGGTGCAGATACAGGAACACAACCTGCACAATTCAACCCACTTGCTGCGCAGTTCATAAACAATAGACCTGACCAATACACACCACGTGCGTATGTGTTAGCAGGTGATGTAGCAAGCCAACAAGAAATTCGCGAGAACGTAGAAGACCTTTCACGTATTGGATAAACTAAATTAAATTTGCAAAATGGATAAGAGAAAAATCGTTAAGTGTGTAATCGACGAAGAAGGTCGCTTGGGAATAACCGCAATGGGGCTTGTGGATAGTCCTGCAATCGAAGAAAATTGGATAGCGTTAAGCAAGATGCAGCTTGCCAAAGTGGATGATGAACGTAGGATGCTGTATGGTCCTGCATTGATACCGGATAAGCAAATACTTCGATATGACGAAAAAGGCGAGCCATACTATGTGTACTTTGAAAAGGCAACAGTTAGCGCAATAGCGCATCAGTTCTTTAAGAAGAACCTGCAACACACTACCAATTTACAGCACGAAATACCAGTTACAGGCGTAACAGTGGTAGAATCATGGATAAAAGAAGGTAAGCAAGATAAGTCGCTTCAGCTTGGATTGCCTGAACTACCTGATGGCACATGGTTCATAGGAACAAAGGTGGATGAAGATCATGTGTGGAATGATGTTAAGGAAGGCAAGGTGCGTGGTTATAGCATCGAAGGTTTCTTTAACGAAGTCGGAGTGGCTATGAGTGGTGTAAAGAACTACGAAGCGGAATTAGTTCTTGAATTAGAAAATATCATTAGCGGTTTGGTGAAGTAAAATTTTGTTTATCTTCGCCATGTTATCGTGATAAAATTGGTTTTAGGTTTTAACATTAAAAAGAAAGGGACTAACGAGTCCCTTCTTTTTTACAATCTAAACTAATCTACTACAGCATACATGCGCGGCTGTATTCTGCCATTGACATCTTCGATGCTTTGGCATTTTTAGCAACCATCTTGTATTGCTTATCGGTTAATCTCACTGAAATCTTCTTCGTAAACGTTTCTGCTGGCTTTTTCATAATAGGTGTATTTATTTATACGGCTAATGTAAGAAGGATTTGGCATGTAACAAAATCGCGTTTTTGCTACTATACCCAAATATAAATCGATGTCAAACATAAAAGAACAAATCAAATCCGTATTCTCTAAGTACGGCATTGATCCTTCAAGCGTTGGTATCAAGTTCGAAGAAGAAGCTGCTGCAGCGGAAGTAAAGTTTGCTGTAGAAGGTACTTTGAATGATGGTACTAAAATCTATTCTACCGCTGATGAGTGGGTAGTAGGTGTGGATATCTACACACAGGATGCTGAAGGTAACCCAGTGCCTGTACCTGCTGGCGAATACCTATTAGAAGACGGTGTGACCAAAGTAGTCGTAGGCGAAGATGGTCTTGTTGCCGAAATCGAACGCGAAGAACAATCAACTGAAATGAGCAGCGAAGACCTTGTTGCCGTTATCGGTTCATTGTCGGAGCGCATTGCTGCACTTGAAACTGAAAAGACTGAACTAAGCGCAGCCGTTGAATCTGCAAAGAATGAAGTTGAAACAGTTAAAGCTGAACTTGCTTCAGTTAAGAAAGCACCTGCTGTTCCTTCTGTTAAATCACAAGAGTTTAAGAAAAACGTTGCGCCTGTTGTTGCATCGAATGGTTCATCATTCAGCGACTTCATGGAAAGCATCCGTTCAAAAAAGTAAATTAATTCACCTCATAATTTAAATTTAAAATGCCAACAACAACTTCACTCACCAACACCTATGCAGGTGAATTAGCTGGTGATATCGTAGCTAAAGCTTTGTTGTCGAACGTATCTGCAGGATATGTGACAATGAAGCCAAACGTACCTTACAAATCAGTAGTACGTAAAATTGATGACACCGTATCATTTGCCGCTGGTACATGTGATTTCACTCCAACAGGAACAATCACTTTGACCGAGCGCATTTTGACTTTGGAAGAATTTCAAGTTCAGCGTCAAATCTGTAAGAAAGACTTCTTCACAGATTGGTCTACAGCCGATGTAATGTCAGGTCGCGTAAACACTCAAATCCAAGATGCTATCATTGAGCGTTTGGTAGGTGGTATCGCAGCCGCTAACGAATCTATCATGTGGAATGGTGTTAATGCAACCGCTGGTCAGTACGATGGATTCCTTACCTTGATCAAGGCAGGTGGTTCAGGTGCTGTATCCGCAGGTTCAGGTGCGCTTGATTCAACAAACATCATTGCAACTATTTGGGACATCATTAACACTGCTCCTGCTGCTGTTAAAGGTGCTGCTGAAAAGCCAGCTTTGTACATGGGACAAGCTGCTTGGGAAGCTTACATGCAAGCGCAGATTGCTGATGGTAACGGTTGGTACTTGACAGGTGGTCCTGAAGTAGCTAAGCGTTTCGTTGGAATGTACGAAATCTACGTTTGTCCAGGTATGGCTGCTGATAACATCGTATTCTCTCAAAAGAGCAATTTGATGTTGGGTACTTGGCAGGAAAACCAAATGAACGAAGTGTTCATTTTGGATATGCAGAATCATGATGGTTCACAGAACGTTCGCTATGGTGCACGTTTCTACTTGGGTGCGCAGATTGCTGTTGGTGAGGATATCACCTACTGGGGTGCATAATCAATAAATCAATAAGGGGGTGTAACAGCCCCCTTTTAACCAATTAAAAAAATAATAATATGGCTTGTGAATTAACTACCGGCTTTACACTTGGATGTCTTGAAGGTATCGGTGGTGTTAAAGAAGTGCTTATTGCTAACTACGAAGACTTCGAAACAGGCATCACTTACGGTGGTCCTGATGGCGAAGTTGATGGATTGCCCGGCACTGCAGGTTCAATCAAGATTTATCGTTATGTTCCATTCCGTAATTCAGGTTCATACGTTGAAACGGTGCAAAAGAATTTGGAAACAGGTACGCTGTTTTTCTCACAAGAAGTTGGATGGACTTTCGGTAAGTTGAATCAGGAAATGCGTAATGAATTCTTGAACGTTGCTAAAGCTAAAATGATTGTGTTTGTTCGCACTAATGACGATCAAATACTTCTCGTTGGTGCTGGCGAAGGAGCACAACTTACTGCTGGTACTGTTCAATCAGGACAGCAAAAAGCAGATTTGATGGGATACCAAGTGACTTTGATTGCTGAAGAACTTACTCCAGCTGTACATCTTGAACCATACACAACAGTGCCTTTCGACAACTTCTCTGGAGTTGAAGTATTGCCTGCTTACTAAGAATTTGTTTTCCGTTCTGTGTGTCTTGTTGTATTGAAGAAAAGGGCAGGTTATCTTTGACTTGCCCTTTTTAATTAAAGAATAAAATGATATATCTACAAACCGATACAATTCAACAGACTGTCTATATTTCATTAGATGAAACAAGGCAGTATTTCAGTACACCTTTCACGCATTATTTGTTCATCCTTACACACGAAGAAAATAGCACTACAGGTGATAAGCTTGCACAAGTTGCTACCATAGTAAACGAAAATGTGCGCATCACTGAATTATTAATTACAACAGATAAACTAACTTTGCCCGGTAGGTATCGATACGATGTCTATGGTCAAAATTCAGCAGTGAACGTAAATCCAAATAACGCATCAGTGGTAGGTTTGCTTAGACGTGGTTATGCTGTATTGACGAACTCACAGCAGTTCTTTGATGTTCCTTCTATCACGATTCCAAACGATATAATCTATGAACCATAACGAATCAAATATAGTTTCGCTGAAGCTTAGTGAATACGTAGCAAAGAGCGATGCAGAAAAAGTAGACCGTAAAGGCTGGGTGAATTACGGAGATCAAAACGATTTTCCGCAATACCTACGTGACCTATCGCACGAATCACCAGTGCATGGTTCACTCGTTGTGGCTATTGGTGATATGATAGCAGGAAAGGGCATTCAATCGGAGCAATACCAAGCCGAATTAGATGCGCTCAATATTGATACTTTGACCTATGCATGCGCAAAGGATTTGAAGTTGTTTGGCGGTTTCTTTATCGAAGTCATTTGGAGCAATGACAGAACTGTCATATCAAAGCTTAATGCTATACCATTCGAAGAATGCCGCATTGCGGTGAATCAAGAAGATGAAAGTGAGATAGGTATTTTCCACAGCTACGATTGGTCAAACATTCGTAAGAAGAAAAACACACCTGAGTTTATACCTAAATACAACTACCTAACACGCGAACAAGAACCACGTCAAATCTATTGGTGCTTTACGTATACAGGTAGCGATTCATATCCACGCCCAGACTATTGGAGTGCGATTAATTACATCGAATTAGATAAGCAGATTTCAATCTTCCATATCAACCAAATATCAAACGGTCTTTTCCCTTCGACTATCATTAACTTCTACAATGGACAGGCAACACCTGAACAGAAGCAGCAAATGATGTTGGATTGGGAAAACAAAATGAGCGGTGCGCGTAACGCTGGCAAGGTGGTTATGTTCTTCAACGAACGTGATCAACCTAAGACCGAAATCACTCCATTTCCGGTTAATGATGCAGATAAGCAATATCAGTTAATGAATGATACTGCACAGCAGAAGATTATCACAGCGCATCGTGTAACTACACCATTGCTATTCGGTATTCGTGAGAACACAGGATTCGGAAGCAACAAAGATGAAATGGCAACAGGGCTTGAGATATTTAACAAGCAAGTTGTAGAGCCATATCAGGCAATGATTAACCATAGCATTGAAGAACTATTGGGCAATCAACTTCCGGGTGTAACCTTTGAGATTGTGCCGAACACACCACTTGCTGTTGAGCAGGCAGAAGTAGTAGTTGATACAACAGGTGGAACTACTACCGATGTGGCTGCTACAGCTTTAAATGGTGCGCAAATTAGTTCGCTTATTGATATTGTGATGCAAAGTGCTGCGGGTGCTGTTCCTGTGAGCAGCGCAAAGGCAATCGTACAAGCTGCATTCCCAACGTTGCCACCTACTACTATCGATGCAATCTTCGCGGATGTTTTACCCGGTACATTGCAACCTACCGAAGTGATTCAATCAAGTGTTGAATTAAAAAAAAAAGTAGATGCTGCTGAAGAAAGCTATCAGCCAACGGATGAAATGGCTGCTGAAGCTGAACTTGGTTTGAAGTGGCGCGAAGAATACGGTCGCGGTGGTACTGAAGTAGGTGTGGCACGTGCACGTGATATTAGCAACAAACGCAATCTATCACTTGATACTGTCAAAAGAATGTATAGCTACTTTTCAAGACACGAAGTAGATAAGCAGGCAAGCGGTTGGAATCAAGGCGAAGAAGGATTCCCTACTGCAGGTCGCATAGCGTGGCAGCTTTGGGGCGGTGATGCTGGGCAAGGTTGGGCACAACGCATTGTTGAACGTGTGAGCAAAGAAGAACTGCAAGATCTACACGTAGCTGAAGCATTAATCGAATTAGGTGAAGATGCAACAGCCGATATGATTCTAATTGATGCCTACAATGCAGATGATGAAATCGAACACGCATTTGCAGTGCGCACAGGTGCGGCAAGACCGGGTGCAAAGAGTGAGCAAGATGCTATTATCGATGGCAAATACTTTATTACGCGTTACGTTTATGCAGGTGACTTTAGGCATGATAATATGCGCCCATTCTGTCGTAAGATGCTTGAAGCAGGTAAGCTATACCGCATGGAAGATATTCAAGCAATGGAGTTTATTCCTGTAAATCCCGGATGGGGACCAAATGGCATTGATTTATACGACATTTGGTTCTATAAAGGCGGTGGAAACTGCAAACACTTTTGGGAAAAGCGCGTGTATGTAGATGCAAGTGGCGCAAAGATTAACCCTAATGATCCTGATGCGCAGCGTATCGCAGTAAGCTTGGCTGAACGCATGGGCTATAAAGTGCGTAATGATAGACGTGTAGCAAAATTGCCTATTGACCAAGATAACAATGGCTTCCTTCCAACCAATCCTATATACGGAGATAAATAAATAAAACTATGGCTGAAGTATTACTAATATCCGAAAACTACGTCAAGAAGTACACTACTATAAACGGTAGTGTTGATCCAAATCTTCTATATCCATCTATCTATTTGGCACAGGACAAATGGCTACTTCCCTTTTTGGGAACTGACTTGTTGAATAAGATTAAAGCTGATGTTGCTGCAGGCACAATAAGCGGTAACTACGAAACATTGCTTGAAGATTACATCCAAAAGATGCTGCTTTGGTGGGTTATGGTGGATGTAACTCCGAATCTTTGCTATCGAATGGACAATGGCACGCTGGTTCAACGTCAAAGCGAAGATACTGTACCTGTTTCGGACTTGGTCATGAAGGATATGATAGACCGCGCACGTCAAAACGCGGAGCATTACACGACTTTGCTCGTTGATTACTTGTGTGCGAATTCAAGTTTGTTCCCTGAATACAGCACAGCGCAGTGGCCTGACCGTTCACCACGAACTGATGTAACCAACACGCTAAACTATCAGTTTTCATCGGGCAACACATCGACCAGTTATCGCCCTACCTACTCACGAAATATCATTAACCGCATACCATGAGTGAAAAGAAGACACTGAAACAAGATTACACTGAACGTTTGCGCAAGTATGAGCGTGAACTGTCACTTAAATTAAGAAGCAATGTCAACAAAGAAGCAGACAAAACCAAAAAGTGAACCGTCAAGTATTACTTACAAGTTCATCCGGTACAATCTTCAGTTGTTCGATGGCTTGTGGTCTATACCGATTGCGTTTGCAGTGTTCTTGATTGCAGGTGCATTGAGCAGCGAATATTTTGGCGATGCGCTTATATCTACCGAATACGTGCAATACATCGTGCTGGCTTCACTCATCATGGTGTTTGCTAACTTCATTACGTTTTTGGGAATTCGTTTCAATTTTCGGGCATTACAGCGCGAAGTGTATAGCAAAGAAATTAAGTATGAACTAAACACCTATCTCACCACATGGCAAAAGGTTGTCTTGTACCTGCTCTTATATGCGTTTTACTTTGCTGCATTCCTGTTTATTTTACGCATGCTGATGACGGCTACTGCGTAAGGACTACAGCTGCATCATTCGTCGGTGTAAAAGAGCGTGGCGGTAACAATAAAGGTTTCAATGATGCTGCATTGCAGGTATTGATGAAGCAGGAGGGTTGGTTGCCCGGTTACGCATGGTGTAGTTTCTTTGTCATGGCTATGCTTAACGAGTGCGGTATACCTAATACCATCACAGGTTGGTCACCGACTGCCTACAACAAGCGCGATGTGATATTTACCGATGGCAAATTTGTAAAAACGTTTAGTGATGATGATGTGCTTATAATGACTTTGAGTTATCCAAGCTTCCGCAAACAACGTTACAAAGGCATTGGTCACACTGGCATCGTGGACAGGGTAGGCAAGTATTCAGTGCGCACCATTGAAGGCAACACTAATGATCAAGGCATGCGTGATTCACGTTCACGCGATGGAGTGTATTACAAGATTAGACCACTAACCAAAAACTTACACATTACGCGATGGGGAAAAAGACAAAGCTCTTAATCGGATTGGGTGTTGCGATTGCCGCGCTGGTCATAGTATTCAGCGTGCGTTCATGCAATAAGCCCGTAACAAATCCTGCTATAAAAAGGTTACAGGATATCAATGATTCGCTCTATCAAATCATTGAAACCAATAACGCAAAAACAGATAGTCTATTCTTAAAAATTGATTCGCTACAGGTCGAACAAGATACCATTATCACAAAGCAACAAATCACCAATGAAATCTATCGCAATGAAACATACAATATCCTTTCTGCTTCTGCTACTGATAACGATGTCAAGTTTCGCTCAACCATCAAAAAATCGGACAGCTTACTCAAAGCAGGATTTTATACCCGAACTTACAACCTACGACAGGCAGCTTTTCAATCTCAACTTCAATAGCATGCTATATTGGTATGATACGGCAATGCAGATTGATTCGCTGTATCAAATGGAACGGTTGAAGGTTACCTATTACGCGAAGATAACAGGCATTCAGGCAACGAGTTATGAAACATTAGCCGAAATCTACAAGAATAAACAGAGCATTGAAAAGGCTATTGCGGTTGAAAAAGACAATGAAATAGGCGAATTAAAAAAGAAGAACAGGCGGTTAATAATTACTAACACAGCACTGACACTCGGTATCACAGGACTGGCTTTTTCTACTATATATTTTGCAATCCTATGAACATGGCTTTTGAATTACGTGATGTTATTACAATTCTCGGTGCAGCTATATCACTTGCATCGTTATATTTTGCATTAAAGCGCAGCGTGGATAAGTTAGCCGGGCAAGTGCGCGGAATAGACACCTACCATAAAAGAGAAATTGAAATGATTAACAATGCGCTGAAAGAGCAGAAGACTGAATTGAATAGTAAGAATGATAAGTTGGAAGGAAAGATTGATGCGATACAAACGCAGATTGCCATGATTAGTTCGCACCTTGCGGAACTGAATGGCTACTTGAAAGCTAATAAGTAAATACTATGCATACAATAGACCGCGAAAAGCTACATCGTGAATTACATGATGGGACGGGACCACTTTTGCCACGTGTTCGCGAGCTGATAAAGAAGTATGGCTTAGATATTACGGTCAATTCGTTAGAGAAAACCTATCGCAGATGGGTAGATAACCGAAACATTCAACCGGTTAAACCAACTCCGCAATTAGAGAAGTTAGATAATCATATCGGTGACTTTACCAATATGATTAATGAGTTAATTCCACAAGAAGCGAATCCACTTGACCTGCCGCCATCACAGGAAGCGAACTACAAACCTTTCAAGCTACCGACAAACCACAACAACATTCTGCTATTGTCGGATATTCACGTGCCATATCACAACATTCAAGCTTTAACGCTGGCATTAAAGTATGGTTTGGAGAATGACGTGAATACAATCCTGCTCAATGGTGATATTATTGACTTCTATGCTATCAGTCGATTTGAAAAGGATCCACGCAAACGGAACTTTGGGCATGAAGTCTTAATGACAAGACAGTTTCTGCAAACATTACGCAAGCTGTTTCCGAATGCTGCTATCTATTACAAGTGTGGCAACCATGATGTGCGCTATGACCATTATATCATGCGCAATGCACCTGATTTGCTTGGCATGGATGAGTTCAATTTTGAATCATTGATGAAGCTGGATGACTTAAATATCACTTTTATTCCTGATAAGCAAATCATTCACGCAGGCAAGCTTACGATTTTACATGGTCATGAGCTTGGTGCATCGGTATTCAGCCCGGTGAACATCGCACGCGGTCTATTCCTACGTGCAAAAGACAGTGCATTGTGTGGACACCACCATCAGGCAAGCGAACACACAGAGCCGAACATTAACGGCAAGATTACTACATGCTGGAGTGTTGCCTGTTTGTGCGAATTGCATCCTGATTACATGCCCATCAACAAACACCATCATGGCTTTGCACATGTGCGCGTGTTAGATACAGGCGAATTTGAAGTGAGCAACTACCGAATAGTGAATGGCAAGATTCGGTAAAAGAAAAATGCCCCACCGTTGCAGGGCATTCTTCAATCAAATAACAAAAACATTAACAAGTACACAAACGCGGCAAATATAAACATGAAACGCAAGCAACATCCAAAAGTTATCCATCGAAAGTTGGGCAGGGAAAAGGCTGATGGATTGTACTGCGATAACGTTATTGAGATAGATCCAACGTTACCACCAATGCGTTACATGATTGTTCTCATTCACGAATATCTTCACCACATACAGCCGGAGTGGAGCGAAGAAAAGGTGGATGCTGAGGGTGAGGCACTCGGTCGCTTTCTTTGGAAGCATGGCTATCGCAAGGTGCAGCAATGATGCGTCCACTACTAAGAATTAGAAACCTATTCATCAAACAACCCTTCCGTTATTTCTATAAACCTATCGTACAAATCTGCAATCTTATCACTTACTTCTTCAACGTGTTCACCGTACTTGTATTCTCTGCGCATCAAATCCATGATGTCTTTGAGTGCATCTTTATACCGGACAGCGTTAAGGGTGTAGTTGTATTCTACTTGTTCTTCGGGTAGATTAAACGTTAGTGTTGCTTTCATCTGCTTCGATTTGTGTTTTATTTGGTAATCCACTTTCACCATGTAAGTAGCCATCATTATAGGAATTAAGGATGTTTTCCATTTCCCATGTTTGGGCTTTCATCATGAAGGCATCAAGTTGAATCCATGATATGTTTACCGATGGTCCTTGAAATCTCTTGCGCAAAGCTTTACTAAGTCTGCGAATGGCTGTTTCTTTTTTCTCTTGTGTCATAAATACTTTGTGTCTTTGGTTATGGTAAATAAATCTTTGTTAACCGCTTTGATTTTGTGGAATAGATTGTCTTTGACGTAGCGCGTCTTTGCATTGATGTACATGTTGAGCAACACCAACCGTTCTTCCTTCAGTTCATCAAGCGGCATTAGGTTTCTTTTGGGCATTGAGTTTTAGTATTTCATTTTTTACGTGGTGGTAGTATGCTTTAACCGAATAGTATTCACCGGTTCCTTCGAAGTCCTGCATGATGTCGCTGGGTGCATTTGTGATTGCTTCATCCACGCAATACAATGCGCAGTTGATAGCTTTAAAATGCACCTGTGCTAACTGACCTTCCTGCGATTCTCCTTCGACTATATCAAAATAGTTCGAGTACAGCTGCCATGCTTTGTCTTTTGCTTTCATTGTTTAGCTTGTTGATTAATTCGATTACTTGCTCTTTGTTATAGTAGTGCTGCATTGAATTGCGCACGTGGTCTTTGAGTTGTTCGGTGGTCATACGTTCAAAGTATTAAGGTATTCACGCCACATAGGTACACGCTCCTGAAGCTTTGTGATAGCTTCACTATCAAACTCCACAACTTTTTCATGTATGCGTTCAGCGATGGGTATATCAAACGCCCACTCATCGCGTGGTGTTTCTAGGTTTGCATCCGGGTATTCGCGAAGGAAACGTGGCATGTCGTATATCATGTTGCGTTCGATGCTTTGCGCTTTCTTTAAGAATACAGGGTCACCTTGCGGATCTATTAGGTTAAGCCTGCGTGATAGTCTGTACTTTTCATCGTTAATCATTTCGATAGGTGCGCTTACTAGCACGTAGCAGAACGTGGCACGTGGTGCGCCTGTTAGCCAGCAATAAGCCTGACCTTGCCAGTAGTAGTCTTTGCTGATGTCGCTAGTCTTAGCATCCATGAAAGTGTGTATATCCCAACTGCTTTTGATATCGGGCACATTGATAACTGCACCTGCTTCATCTTTGATAAGCAAATCGGGTGTGCCTTTGATGAAGTCATTGGTAAACATCTGCTCATTCTTGAATACGATTTCACCACGTGACCTGCGCCACATGTCAATCGCATCATTCTCTACGGCTAAACCTTTCTCGATGTACTTGTTGCTGATTTCTTTGTACCGGTTGTACTTGTTTTGCACATAGACTTCGAGCAATGCGCTCTTAGTGGTTTCGGATAAACCTGATTTGGTTCTTGCATCGGTCATTAGCTTACCAAGCTGCGATGCTCTAAATAGTGTATTGTTCATGTTGTTATTGATTGATGGTGTAAAAATAGTACATAGGGACATATTGCCCCCATGTGATTTACAATATACCTTAAATTTTAACATTTATTCGATGCCGTACTGATCCTTCTTCGCGTTCAGTTCATCAGCCACTTCGGCTAATACTTCAGGGCTGCAAGCTTTAAAGATTTTGTGCAGCTGTGTTAGGTCGGTTGCCTGCTGGATTAGTTCGCGCACATACGCGACATCTTGCTCATGCCCTCTACCCAATGCACCTTTCAACTTGAATGGCTTGTATGTATCCTTATTCACGCGATTAACATCACGCCCGAACACCTTACCTAATGACAGTGCAGCGTTTTTAAGGCATTCTGCTTTGAGTTTACCGAATGCAAGGTCCATAGCATTAGCTTTTTTGTTATCGGGGTTTAATGCCCATCTATTCCGTTCCGTTCCGGTCACGCCATCAGGCACGCGATCCACCATAATGATAACTGAAGCTGCACCTACCCTGCGAATTTCGTAACCACTTATCGGATGTATCACTACAAGGTCAAGTGATGCCTGCACTTCGTTGGCTAATACTGCCCACTTGAAATTTTCAGTGCGCCAATGCCCGAAGAACATTTCATCTAATGTGGTTTCAACGTGGCTAACTACCAGCGTAACGGCTTTACCATCGGGTGTTTTTTCGATGCCTTCCTTATCAGGTGCAGCGTTAAGCATTTGCTGAAACTTTTGCAATGCTTCTAAGTTGTCTTTGTGAAAAGTGTTCATGTTGTTATTGATTTTAGATTAATACTTCATTAGGCAATCATTCAGTTCTTGACAGTAACTAAGAATGGCGAAGAAGATTGCGCCCCATACGATGTACTTGATTACTTTATTTGCTTTCATGTTATTGTGTTTTAAAGTTTAAATGCGCGTTATTGAGTCGCGCCCCTCATTTGATTATTAGATTCTAACTCCTCGCATGTTCAACATTTCAATGATTGTTCTTTTTCTATCAGTATACGTGCTTGGAAATTTTTCATTTTCTACAGCCAATAAATTTTTAAGATCTTCAACGCTGTAAATTTTAACTTGTGTTCTCATTGCTTTGTGTTTTTATTGTTGTTTGATGGGTCAAAGATAGTGTAACTTTTTACCCACGCAATAGGTAGTATGCAGTTTTAACAAATTTTAACAAACGCGTGATTGAGAATCAACGTGTTATCTTTAATCGGTTACAGATTGTAACCACCTCACGCCCACGAATAGCTACCGTAGTTCGGGAATAGTTCGAAATACATACGCATCATTATCGCGTCTGCGTAGTCAGGTGATTTGCCATGCATCCGGGCTATTTCATCTTTGGAGATAACTGCGAGTTTACCGTCTGCTTCCGGTTGCCGCCTGCGCATCATGTCCAGTTCCTGCACTATCACATCGCGAAACTGATTCACTTTGAAGATTACTTTGTTCTGCTCAATCAATTCTGCAAGCTTAAAATAACATTCTGCTTTTTGGTTCGTATATCTGTCGGCTTGCTTTGCTCTACCACCATTTAAGAAACCGCGACACTTCAAGCTATCAACTACACCACCGCCCACACCATCTTCGTCACAGATCACATTGCTTAATTTGATGCTATGCCTATCACATAGCTGGCGAATGGTAGATACAACTGTTGTGATAGGTTGCTTTCGTAATTCATGAATCTCGATTAGATGCAATCCATGCCACACGCAAATGACACTACGGTCTTTTCCAAGTCGCGCGATGTCGGCACTGATGTATTTATCGCCTTTGCTTTCTTCATCTCGGAAGCAGCGCACCAAATCATCGTACTGGTATAGGTTGTCTACGGACTCATCATACTCCCAATCTCCATCCAATAGACGTCTTCGGTCCACTTCAGGCAACATGCGCAGCGTTTCAATGTACGATTCGGGTAGATGCGGATTGTCATTTGGCAATGATTGTATGAACGCAAGATATGGCGGTAAGCTTTCCGTCTTAAACGGCGCGTAGAATTCGTTGTACAGCCATCCTTTTGATGGATTGCATGTAAGCAGCATCTTTGGTTTGAGATCATATTGATTTAGTTTAAATCGAATACGTGACTGTAAGATATCTATTGCACGTTTGCTAACCTGTGCTGCCTCGTCTACGTAGGCATCTGTCAATTCTAACCCTCCTAAACTATGGAACTCCGCATCCGATGGATAAGCAAACAAATCCTTTAGTATTATCTCGCTTCCGTTACTGAATGTAATTACGTGCGTTTGATTGTTAATGGTGTAGTGTTCGTTGGGCGCAAGACCAAACATGTTCGCTACTTCAAAAAACGTTTTTAGTGTGGTCTTCTTTAGCGTGTCAAGTTTACTTCTACCGATTAAACCGCGAGTGCCAGGATATTTAAACCTACGGCTTATTTGCCATGCACATCCAATGAATGACTTGCTGCCACCTGCAGCACCACCGAATAGCACCACACGTGCCGGGTGTGAGTTACCCAGCACGCGCAATGCTTCCTTTTGTTTCGGCAGGTATTCAATCATGTAAACAATCCGATGTACATTCCAACCAATCCACCGCACAGTGTGGCTATCATATCCAACGTGCTAAATGATTTTTCCTTCAGCACCGAATCGAATAATTCTTTGCCAGCTGCGAATGCCAACACCACTATCATTGAGAATGGTGCGCTGAATATCGAAGCAGCGGCAGCGTAGATAGCAACACCATACAGCGCATGGTTTGCTTTGTCTTCAGGTAGGATAGGCAGGATCATTAGAATGGCAGGTCTCCTGATGGTTCGTCTTGTTGTTCGTCACGTTTTACAATAGGCTCGCTCATCTTACCTGAAAAGAACTTGCCATTCTTTCCTTCCTTAACCCACGCAGCCAGTCGCATCTTCTTTCCATTCACCATGATTTCACCTGTGTACTGTGGACCGTTGTTAGCCACGTTGTTGTTCTTGAATAGGGTGAACTGTCCCTCTTGCATTTGATAGTTGCTCATTGTATTTAATTATTGATTATTCCGATGTCTTCAATCATTAGACTAATTGTGGTCTTGCCGTAGAAGTCCTGCGTTTCTACCACTTCAAAGGTTTCATGGTCAATGCTGTGACCATTGATAAAACCAATATAGATTTCAGTATCGTCGTGATACTGCGCCAGCTTATCCCACAACTCACCTATTGTCATAGCTTATATTCATCTTTATCAGTTAGCAAATGTAACTCCTCAAAGATAAGGCGCATTGCCATGTTATCACTCATTGCTGGTCGCATACTTCGCTTTGCTGTTAGCACGAATAGTTTGCGGAGCAGGTCGGTTTCTTTTTGCTTATCGTATTGCTTCATTTGTTTGCTTCATGTAATTCGTTATATCTTTTAATGCAACGAATGACAACGTATTCAACCCACTGCTCTATGGTCATGTGCGGTCTCATCCATCCATCGGTAATTGTCATTATCCGTTCACCATTAACCAACGCAGAATAGCGTACGTCATTGCTTAAATCAATTTCATACATCACTGTCCTTTTGACTTCTGATATATTTATTTCTTTTGGTATTTCCATATCAGTATTCATTTTGAGTTTCGATTAATTCCTTGTAACGTTCCTGTCTGTATTCAGTAAACTGATACGGCTTGTTTTTGTAAACCCGGAAGCGCATGTCGTTATCCCATTGCGGCAGCGCATCGTATTCGCGCATGAGTGCAATTTCAAGTGGTGGTGGATTTTCCCTTTTCACTTCGCGCACTGGTTCTTCTTTGATGCTTAACTTATCTGCTGCCTGTTGCATCGCATCCATGATTTGCGGATGCTGAAACATTTCGTAGATGTTGTTCTGCTGCTTCTTACTTTCATTGATTGCATCACTTACCACCTGCCTTTCTTGATCATAAAGTGGAAACCATGCAAGTATCGTAGCTGGATCAATACGATTAAACAACGTGCCGTATTTACCAATAGCACCGTTATCAAAAATGATTTGCAGTTCTTCAAGTGAATACATCCACATCTTGTCCATGATTTGCTCAGCGCAAAACTCAATCTGCAAACTGTTCATGGTATGCTGCACATTGACCAGCTGCACGCACCGGGCAAGCAATGACATCACTGCGACTTTGGTTAGTTCCTTATCAGCCTTCCGAAGTAGACTGAGTTTTTCCTGCTGCATCGCGTGCGCGACTGATAGCGATTGCTTCGGTGAGAAGTTGGTTAGCTTGTGCAATGCTGTTTGCTGTTGTATTTGGTTGTTTTCCATACTGATTTTGGTTTTTATTTTTTTCAAATGTAAATGCATTATTCATCCATTTGCGCACAGTCGCTTCCCAAGAAACGATTTTTGCGCCACCTGATGTTTTCCATCCGGTGCTTGTGTAGTGGTCGAAACAATTTTTGCTTTCTGCAACAATTTTAATTTCGCTCCACTTACCACCTGATTTCATATTCAACTCACCCATAAAATTATAAATATCATTTTCGGATGGTGGTGTGAACACCACTCTATTGTTTCTTTGTTTCTTTGTTTCTTGGTTTCTTTGTTTATCTATAGGGGCACTGCTGTGTTCAATGCTGTGTTCAATGCCGTTGCTGTGCTGTATCAATGCCGTATCCAATGCCGTATGCAATGCTGTGGCTTTTTTGCTACGGCATATTGATATTATTGTGCTGCTATACTGGTTCTTAGATTCACTTATGATTTGAATGAAATTCCATTTAGCTAAGTCGCTAAGTGCATCCAAGTAGGTGCGTTTGTTACCAATGTGCAAACCTTCCATTGTTGCGTTCGTTGGTATTCCAAACTGCTCCTTCCACCCAAGTCGATTGTTTAGTTCAATGATCCACATGAACAAAGCAGTGTGCTGGCACTTGACTTCCGAATGCTCAAAGGCAAAGTCAAACCACTTTCGAGAAAGGTCGTAACCGTTGTTCTTCATTGGAATAAAATACCCACCACTACACGTAAAGGCTACTCCGCGCACGAAAGTGCTATGGCATTACGGCAGTGATGGGATTTAAAATGTTTTTCATTACGAAGTAGCGTTGCAAATATACACAACCCTTTGACAATTCCAAATTAGAATCGCAGATTTACTTTATCTCTGCGCTTAAAATTATAGATGTCTTCGATAAGCGTTTTGTATTGCTCACGATTAGCGCAGTCAACTAAAGCTGTTGGTTGTATTCTTAGCTTATGCATGAAGTCATTGAAATCAAAATTGGGATTTTGCAGGAGAACAATCATAGTTCCAACAAAAGCAGAACGATTGTAGCCAACATAGTATGGCTTGATCATTCGAATCTTATTTGCCCATTCCTGTGCTAAGGTAAAATTTTTACCTTGCCATGTGCCTTCTTCTAATGTGTACTGACCTTTACCACCACTTGTTCCTGTTTTGTTGCTACTGGCAGATACTGAACTGGTATTGCTGCATAAAGACACGCAATCATTAAAACCATAATCGTCATTCTTTTTTACAAAGTCACGAAGCTTTATGTATGGGATAATACCCATGTTGGCATAACCTTCCATAAAATCTTTTCTTGACCAGTTCTTTTGATTGAGATTGAGTGTGTGGACATCGGTTAGATTGCTTCCCGGAATGATAATAAAATAAACCTCCGATTGCACTTCCTTTGCCGCTAACAACCTATGCTGTCCATCGATAACTTGTAGCTTCTCATTCACTAAAATTGGATTGCATTTCATTCCGTACTTACGTAGACTGTCGGTTAAACGCTTAACGTGAATAAGATTAGGCACTCGATTGCCATCTATTGAAGAAAACATGCCCAAGTTTTTCGTTACAAAAACTTGATTTACTTGAGAAGAATTTTGAACGTGGTTACTGACTTTCACCATTGGTTCTGTTTGAACTGATAACATAAAATAAAATTTATTTTGTTTGCCTACTCTGTAAGGTTTTCGGCTACCCCTATGTTATTTCCAAATTGCAGTTGCAATCATGAATCCGATTACAGCACCTATTGCCATAATCAATAGCATCTTGCTATTACTATTGTCGCATTCAGCTTCATGCACAATCGGTGTTGGTGTGGGTGCAGGTGCTTTGCGAACAGGTTTGATAGTTAGCTGCCCATTGCTTTGTCGCGCAATCGCATTGTAAGCAGCTAATCTTTTGCGAATAGCTACTACATCGGATGCTAAAGGTTCACGCCTAACTATCCAACAGTATTTGCCATTGCCAACCTTTTGAATTAAACCCAGTTCATGCATGGCAGTTATTACGTTATGACTTATCTTGAATGCTTTTGCAAATTCCCTTGATTGAAATTCGGGCTGTGCGCATGCATACAGCATAGCATTCATGTACTTTTCTTTGGTCTTGCTCATTTTTCTAAATAGGTTTTAATTGTTTGTGTGAATTCTTCGAATGATCTGCAGACTTTGACGCAGTAACCTGCATTGATAAGCTGCGCGTGAACGATTTTCTGTGTGTCGGATAGCTTACCCTTTTCGGTTTTCATCTCGATGAACAGAGCATGGTATGGACCTGATGCCATGCAAACCATAAGGTCGGGCATTCCGGGCATAGCACCTTCTGCTTTTAAGATGTTCCACCGCTTAGCACGTTGCACTGGTGTACCACCAATGAACACACCGTTTGGGAATGATGCGATGAGTATGCGTGGGAATGAATAGCGAAACCATTCAACGCAACGCTGCTGCATCTTGCTTTCGTCATGCTTCATGCGGGTAACATGTTTGACATTGCTAACCAAAATTTACCCACGTAGTCTTCATCTGCCTGAATGGTAACCACAGGTAGATGCCTTTCAAGGTGCGAATACTCCCAACCGCCAACCGAATGCACTTCATAGTCGCAGCCAAGTGCAACCGGGCAATACTTAATGCTGTTTCGTTCAACAGGAATATCAAAGCGCACTAATACATTGGTGGTATAGTCAAGCGTAACCATGTAACACATGCGATATTCATTTACAATCTTGCGCTTAACCGTATAGAATTGCTTATCGCCTACACGTTTGATATCATGCACATCGTATTCACTCTGCATCGAGTCAGTGAATTCTTCATGAAATTCTAAGTTGTTTAGGTTCTGCTCTATTTCGCGCCATCTTTTCTCCTTATCATCATTACTGAATACCAGCTTGCACCAATTAATCAATTTGCCATTGGTCACATTCAGGTCTTTGCGCATCTGCTCAAAGCTCATGTGGTCAAAGTTCTTCATGATGTACAAAATATCACTACGTGTTGGTAGTTCTGTGGTTCTTCTTTTATTCATCTCCTTCGTGTTTAATGGTTATGGAATCGATTACTTCGCAAAGTGGTATCTGCATCACCTGGCTAAGATTCATTAGCTGTCGAAGTCTAATGCTGCCCGGATCTGCGCACCAATTATGCAAGGTCTTTTTTACTATGGGTGTATTGCTTCTTTGCATCGCACGAAGGAGAGCGGCTTTGCTCCCCAACGTACGTGCAATCAACCCATTAAGTTGATTATCTTTTTTCATTCGATTGGTTTTAATTGTGGATTGGCTCGGTAAAATAATTCGCGATGCGCTTCACTGAACTTGTGCATGAATACAGACTGGTCAATAGCTGCATAGTGCTTATCTCTGCTTTCACGTTCTAAGCGGAATGATACTTCATGCTCATCTTCATACTGCTTGCTCTCGATTTGGATTGAACTACCATTGGCATATACAGTAACAAGAACGTAATTCTCATTCATGCAGCAATAGATTTTGGTCCAGTCACCGGATGTAAAATAAAAAGGTAACTTGATTTCAGTTGTGCCAATTACAGTAGTGGCACGTGTTGGAATTGTGATTGTGTTTGTCATGTGTATTGAAATTAAAAATTGATTACAGATATTTTTCGTTTTCCCAAATAGCATCGATAACTGCATTCTCCAATTCAGTTATTAGCTTTTCATTTTTGCTATTCATGATGCATTTAGTCAAATCGATACCAGCGCAAAACAGTTGGAATTTATCATCCTGTATCGATGTTTCGGATGGCTCGTAATAGTTGCCTGAAAAGCGGTAGATTGAATACTCAACCTCAATCTTAAGCGACAATGGTGCATTATCGCAGTCGTGTTCAAAAGTGAAATAGTTCATGTTGTGTGTTTTTGTTTATCTTTGACGTGTACAAATGTACACCATTTTTTGGAATGTGCAAGAAGTTACACCACATTTTAACTATTTTTAACAAATCGACTGTGTAAGTATCCATATTGGGAAACATTACAATGAGTGGCTGAACAAAGCCACAGGGCTTACGCACGATAAAACAAAGGCAAGTGATCTACTGCATGAGGTACTTGCCCGGTTAATGGATAGACCAGAGCAGGATGTGAAAGAAATAGTGTGTGGTGGTAAGGTGGAGCAATATGTAAATCGTGCATTGTGGTTATCTTGGCACAGCAACCGAAGTGATTACGCTGTCAAATACCGCAAATACTACGAACTGCACATCGAACGTGAAGTGGCAGATACCAAACAAGACGAAACATGGATAGGCGCATTCATAGATGGGGAATATTTATACAGCGCAATCGGGCGTTTAAACGAATACGACAGCATTTTGTTACGTCTATATTCCAAACCCGATTTCGATTACAAAGAATTAAGCCGCGAAACAGGTATTCCATACAACTACCTTCGTACATCAATACATCGAGCATTAAAACGAATAAGAGAATATGTTAAACTTCAACGTGCCATTGCACATTCAACGCGAGAGATTGAACACGTGCAAAAAATGTAAGTTCTTCAAACCGCTAACTTCATCCTGCGGAACACTTATCGTAGGTGAAACAGTAGATCCTGAAGAAAACAGCGTGACACACTACAAAGAAAAGATAAAGCTTTGCGGTTGTGTAATGCCTGTTAAAACTAAGTTTCGATTTGCATCATGCCCAGCGCATAAATGGTTTGCGCTTGACTGGAAGCAAGAAGAAATTGCGGCATTGGATGAATTCATTCACCGCATCTACAAGGCGAATAGGATTGAGAATGAAGACCTAAAACTTTTGTATCATTGGTTCAGCAAAGTAACAGGTAAACATCAACAGCCTTCCGGGTGTGCATCGTGCATTCGCGATTTGATTACTGAATTTAGAAGACAATTAGGTAAAATCGAAAAATAAAATAACATGCCCCTACCAACCCCAACACCAAAAGAAGAAAAGAACGAATTCATCGCGCGTTGCATGAGTGATGCAAAGGTGCAAGGTGAATATCCGGATGCACAGCAGCGCATTGCTGTATGTATTGCGCAGTATGAACAGAAGTAAAAAAGAAACACCACACTTGCGATGTGGTGTCGAACAAACGATACTATCATTTGTGGGGTGCTTCTTCGTATGAGAAAAACAAGTACGAAGCAAATATAAACAATATCTTATCGAAACTTATTGAATCGCATGGAAAAGAGCAGAAACGAAAAAGGACACTTGTTGCCTGGTCATGGTGGCTTAAAACCAAAAGGTGCAGTGAGTGAAAAAACAAAAATGTGGAATGAGTTAGGAGAGTGGTTTACCCAGCAGGGTGCAGCTAAGTGTATGCGCATCATGAACGAAATGGAAGATGAAGAATACATCAAACATTACACTGCCCTACTCGAATACTTCAAACCAAAACAAGCGCGTGTAACACATGCAGGTGATGAGAAAGCACCGGTTGTTATCAACGTGCATTCGGACTTGTAACAAAAAGGAAGCAAAAACTACAATACAACAGAGCATGAAATTAAACTTTAGCATAGCAGCTAACGCAAAAGGCATCACGCTGAATCAATACATCGACTATCAAAACGCAGTCGATAAGATTGAGCAGGTGCGTGTGATTACAGGGAAGAGTACCGAAAGCATTCGCCTGCTACAGGTTCATGTGATTGATGAAATCATTGAGCGGTTCGAAGCAGCCATTCGCTTAAGCAGTGGTGACTTTGAACGCAAGGTGCGCATCGGTGTGTATGAACTGGGCTTTGTGCCGGATTTAAGTTCAATGACGTTTGGCGAATACGTGGACTTGGATAGCGTGTGCGGTGATATATACAAAGATGGTGTGATTATGGGCGAAGCTGCCCATAAAATGATGTGCATCCTATAC